CAGTAGAGACCCAATCGCGCCGATAGCTCCGCCCGCGAAGGCGATAGCACTACCAATGTTCCCCATACCGAGCGCAGTAGCCGCCAGAGCCGTGTTAAGGATAGCTTGGGAGATTGCTGCATTCTCAGCAGACATTCCCATAGCGCCAAACACAGCATCCGCCAGACCAGGCACTTGATGCATGATACCCATCACCATTTTCTGCTTGGCGATCTGCCTCTCTAATCCGGGCTCTGCGTTTGCGTAAGCCTGCGCCAGACCGTCGATGGCTTGGGCCGACTCACTAATCTGGCTACCCAGGGTTTTGTATGCCGCAATCTGAGACTTTATGTGGTCGTTGTGCTCCTGCGCTAGCTTGTTCTGGATCGCCCTCTGGTCGTTAACCGAGCGCAGATGTTCCATCTCCGCTTCACGGTTCTCAGACTTAAGATCCTCGTCGAACACACCCGAAGTTAGCTGACCGGACATCATGCTGCCCGCGCCGTAGGCCTCGTCCCTCTGCCACTGGATCTGCTCGTTCTGTAGCTGACGGGTACGGGCGATACTGTCGAGCACCTTCTGCATGTTCTTTAGGTACTCGTCATGCTCATTTCTCCATTGCTTAATGCGATCCTGAGATTGGCGCATCGATTCATCGTACCTCGCCTTCTGGATTTTCTTAAGGGCTCGATTCAGCTCGGCCTCACTAATCAGATTAGCCAGCATCTTTTCTTGCTGATTTAGGTTTGTCGATTTCTCGATATCTGCAAGACGCCTACGATGTTGCAAGTAAGCCTCGTAGACTGGGTTTGCTCGCGCTACCGCAGCTTGGAGATCGTAGAAGAATTCAACCTGTTTCGATCCACCGGAACCAGAATCATCAAAAGGATCCATAGGTTTGAGAACAGTCGGTTCTTCAGGGAGCATAGACTGCCCACCCGTATCGGCGTAAGGGTCGATAGAGAAGGCATCCTCTCCTTGCTTCTTCTGCAGTCGGAGCTTAACTCTGAGAAGGTCTTTGTACGCTTCTATGCTTTTTTTTGTGTGTTCGTCTATACGGGATCCCATCCCTCCTAAGTTATCGGCCATGCTACTAGCCGATTTCATCATCTCTTTGTATGCTACCTTTTGCGCTCCAGTCAGGTTTTTTAGGGCGGCTTCCGCGCTTTTGGTAGCCATCTCGGCCTCCCAAAGTTCGCTAACATGAACGCGCCCGAACCCGGGCGTGTTCATCTTGAATTTCAGGTACGCCTCGTTCAGTTTGTTAAGCTGTAAAATAAGCGCAGCAAACGCAGGGCCGATAGAGCTAATCACACCGAGGATTGCAAGCATCATGGTTTGCAAGCCGTCCCATGTGGCAGCAAGGAGTGACGTAGTAACCTCCACTACTTGGTTAAATTTATCCCAACTCTGGATCGCTTCCATCGCGAAGTCAAGTACACTAATCAGCAAGTCTTCTACAGCAAAACGTACCTCAGTGTGTGCGTCCACCTGCGCATCTTCCCACTCCGTAATCATCTCGATGCCAACGACCAGCGCTTTGCTTAAATGATCTCCAATCGTCCTCGCATAGTTTTCTACCGCGACCTTTGCTTTCTTAATCTTGTACTCTGTAGACTCTAGGATTTTGTTGTATATCTCTTGGGCCTTACCACTCTCTTTATTCGCCTTTGTCAATTCTCGCAGCGCGTCGGAGCCTTGGTTAACTAAAGCCAGGAATCCGGGGCCCGCGCGTTGGGCGAAAATCTTCATCGCAGTGGATGCGTCAAGTCCCGACTCCTCGAACTGCTCCATGATATCCGCAAGAGATTTAATGGAGCCGTCTGCGTTCTTAACTTGGATGTTCATTGCTTCAAGCGCTTTTTTCGCCTTACCTGCAGGATTAAGGAGGCGAGTCATGACGTTTCTAAGCGCCGTACCGCCCATCTCGCCTTGCAGACCGGCGTTACCAAGCAGGCCGATAGCGGCAACGGTCTCATTGATGTCCTGCCCTGCAGCGCGGGCTAGAGGGCCGATATACTTCATGGCATCCCCGAGCTGCCTCATGTTGGTATTGCTCGAAGTCATGGTGTTGGTAAGCGTCTCGACCACATTCGGAAGATCCTCTACGGTTTTACCAAAACCTGTCATGATATTAGTGACGATATCGGATGCGTCACCCAACTCCATCATTCCGATCGTAGCGATTTTCGCAACTTCGGGCAGGGCTGACAGGGTGTCTTGGACTTCAAAACCCGCCATAGCCAGGAATTTCTGGCCCTTTGCTAATTCGTCTGCCCCTTGGCCTACGGATTCGGAGAGCTCGTAGGTCTGCTTTTTTAGCATCTTAAATTGATGCTCTGTGGCCCCGGCAATTGCCGCCACCTCCACTAAGGCGGTATCGAGCTCCGTAAATTTATCAATGGCCTTGATACTAAAGCTCACCACGGCTGCAGTGATGGCAGTTAGTCCAATAATCCCAATGGTTGCTGCATGTCCGAGTGCTTGAAAGCCAACGGAAAGAATGCGGGCAGCCCCTGCCCCTTTCTTCATGGACCCGCCCATTTTGTCAGCGGATCGGGAGAAGAAAATCATCTGGCCGATGGCCGACCTCATGCCCCTCTGGAACCTCATGGTATCGGCTCCCACCGTTACCATCACTTTTCCAAGAGAGAATGCCATGATTTACTTTCCTTTGGACGCGTCCTTTGCGGCCTTTGCTTTGCGCTCCGAGGTTAGTACCAAGTGCGCTAGGTGGTGATTAAACTCCCAGATTGACTGGGAGCATACTTCGTCATAACTCATTCCGAGTTCTCGGCAGACCCAGAAGATGGCGTCGAGCTGTCCATCTTCTTCGAGTTTCCCTTGGCCTCTTCAAGATTGTCCGACATGAACTTACTGACGGACTTGCTGAGCACCTTAAACCATTTCTGATTCACGGGCGTATTCAGCAGCTTAGGCACGTCGGTTTTCTCGAAGATATGAACCCCTGGGTTTTCTGGTTCCCTGCAGCATTCAATCAGGAACTTAGCCGTAGCTAGTCCTGAATCAATGTCCATGTCTTCCCCATCCCCAATGCGACACTCCCGCATAATGCGGTTTTGAGCGCCGACTGTGGGGCATTTCACGAGGATTTTACCGCCGCCTTCAAGCTCGACGATATCGTCCGCATCTTGTGGGGATTTCCCTAACGTGAGTTCACGCAGTTGTGCTTTCTTCATTTTTGTTCTCCGGGTGTTTAGAGGGCTGATTTGGAATAATAAGCAGTGCCCTCACCTGCCAACTCAAATTCTACTGACTCTGTTACTAGATCGTCTACAGCGCTTTCCGTAGAGACGCTAGTGGCATTGACGAGTGCGCGCCTGCGCTGTACCCCGCTGATACGCCATTCAAGCACTTGGACCGAATCAGCAGCGTCCAGTACTGTATGGAACTCATTCTTGTCTACAGCTGCGCCGTAGGCCGTAAGCACGTTGATGTGACTTAGGGAGATTGAAAGATCCTTCAAGCCGCTATACTTCTTGCGGAAATCATCTGTCTCGGACATGCATGTAGAATCTAGCATGTTGCGCGAGTAACTCCACGCCGTACTTTTAGCGCAGGCCACTTCGAGCCTCGGCAGGTAGTTAGCGTCGACCGTCACCGCACCACTAGGAGCGCTCCCTAGGATAATCTCTCCTTCGAGATAGTTAACCGTGTAGGTAGACGCAGAGATAGTCGAAACCCCATCATAGACCGTAACGGACTGCGCGGGATCCAGAATCTGCTTATCTGCATCGGTGATCTGGTACGTCGTCCCTGACGTATTCGTGGTTGCTTCGCCAGTCATGCTGGTCGAGGTACCTGTGAAATACAGGGACGAGTTATATCCTGCGATTGGCATGGTTAGCCCCTATTAAGCCGGGTTAGTAGCCTTCGCACCCGTGAACGTCAGTTCTGCACTGAAAGTAATTTTGTCTCCCACGTCGGCTTCGATCGTGAAGGACTCTACTTTGCATTCGACGTGATGGCCGTCCGTACCGTCCCAGAGGATCTGTACCCACAGCGTCGCATCTGCAGCGCCGTCAAAGATCGTCTCGACAGATGTTTGCCCTGCGTCACTGGCTTCGTAATCCCCAGAGATCGAAACCGTACCGTCTTTCAGACCACTAAAGCGGGTACGAGCCCCGGTAGTGTCCGCAAAGTCAGTCGATTCGAGCTGGTCTCTAGTAGGACCAAAGGAGAGGCTGTTAATTCCGTCGACCTCAGTATAGTCGCCCGAGGAGGGAGCGCTGCTCCCGAGGGTCGATTCGTATACTGAGACGGTAGTTGTATGTCCTGCAATTGGCATAGCTTTGCTCCTAGCAATTTTCCGTGGATGTAATAATTACCCTAGCGCTTCTTATTTCATGAATACGTTAGCGCTGAGCGTCTTCTTAAGACCACGTCTGCCGTAAAGCGCGAGCGTGGGAAGGAACTTCTCCTTGTTCTCATCAATCGCTTGTGCAAGGAACTGGCTCTGGCCATTCCTGAATTGCTGCGTGGTTGCTTCGTGGACGGGGATAGCGTGGTCTGCGCGAAAGCCGAACCTGCCCTGAGGGCCTTGCTTTGTTTGCCTGGGTTTCTCGACGTAGTTCGACCGGAACAGCTCGCCCGTATCCACCGGTACTAACTCCAAAGCTCTGTCCATAACGTCGAAAGACCAGTGCGCGATTGCTCTTTCTGCGGACCCGTCGATAGAGTTCATGACGCGCGCGAAATTCGCCAAAACCATGTTGACACCCCGAACCCGTCTGCGCATAGCTCTTTTCATAGGTGTACCACGTAATGTACGAAACGGCCTTTGAGATCAGTAACTTTGTCCACTCGCGAAATCTCGATTGCTTCGTTCTGGTCGGTTGTGTCCGTTCCCGGAAGCCAGACCAAATCCTGGCGAGATAGTAATTCACCTGTAGAAAAACGAGAGTAATTAGCATACTCCTTCGTGAAGAATTTGTTTTCCTGCCACGCGCTATCTTCGATACGGCATTTAACTTCGCGAGTAGATCCATACGTTTTGACCGAGTCAGAGAAACCAGTAAACGATGCAACAGTAACCGTGTCTTTGTATGCCTTTTTAACGAGTCTTTCGAAGCGACTGGCCATTAGATCCTCCGATACGGCTGCAGGATCATCTCTACACCCACCTCGATACTTCCCGAGTGATACCAGATAGCCGCTTCGAGGACGTGCATTCGTCGGATGCGCAGGTCCTGCCCGCGGGATTCGTAAATGTTCGTAGCAATCATCTGGGCGGCCATCTGCAGGTCGTCAGGCAGCGGATCCACGCCACCAACCGCGTCTTGGGCTGGTGTGGTATACCCGCCGGCGTAAGTCACCTGCCAGTTGGGTTGCTCGACGGTGTAGTTAATCTTTTGATCCACGCCTGAGTGATGCCACGAGCGCGAAGGGACGTTTTGCTGCAAGTGAATGACTCCAGCCTTCTCTTCGATCATAAGATCCGTCAGGCTTTGCGTGGTGTCGTTTACGATGTGCTTAACTTCCGCAACACTCCACACAGGAGTTCGCTCTAGGACCAGAAAAGGTTGGTCCCCACTGCGTAGCTTCTCGACGTGAGCGGATTCGTACCAGAACTCTCGGTTGCAGTAACCATCCACAAAGCGAGAAGCCGCCTTGATTGCAAACTCTAGGTCACTATCCGACTCGGTATTAGTGATGTCTAGAGCGCTTCGCAGGCGGCCTAACTCGACGTACTCTTTTTTCGTGAGCGCCATCTTTACTCCGGCATATCAACCTGATCGCGCCTATCTTCGGCAACTTCTTCTAGAAGGTGCTTGAAGAGGCTATCGAAGCCTCGGACGTGGTAGCTGCCTACATCGTACTCTTTTCCCAGCTCTCGGAGTGGCCCCATGTCATCTTC